GGCAGACAAGATGGACGTGCATCTGACAACAGCAGGGGAGCAGAAAGACCTCTTTAAGATGCTCGTGTGTCTGTTCATGTCGGATGAAGATAGTAAGAACTTTTTTAAAGCAGCAATAATTGAAGCGGATGGAAGAATAGAGTAAATATGTTAAGTAAACAAGTAACTGATTTTCGGCAATCCGAAAGAATGTGCAGTATGGGACTTATTAAAACCGCAGACATGCACTACCACCTAGACGAAAACTGTTGTTATAACATTATGTTGGGAGGCGACCTGAAAGCGCACGTAGATATTCCGGCATGGAGTGCTCCGCGGCTTTTATGCTTGCTCCCGAAACAGATAGAACTTCCTCCACTAGACTGTGATGATGAAGAAAGAGACAGATGCGCAGCACTAGAGCTCATGTTTACATCAGATGGTTCAGTAGCGTATGGGTATCGCTATGGGTTCGTATCTAACGATGATGAGGATGAAGGTTGGCTCTACATAAACGAGTGTGATAACATGCTCAATGCATTATATGACCTTGTGTGCTTTTGCTACAACGAGAATATAAAACTTAATTTGGAGGAAAGCGAATGGTTCTAGCATCGGTTTTTATTGCTTGTGGTGCCATCATAATGACAACCATATTGTGTGCGATATTCTACTATGGGTACTTTGCCCCAGAGATTGAATCGTACAAGACTGTAATAAGAGAGTTAATGGATAAAATCAGAGAGCTGGAAATTGAAACTGGTAAACTAAAAGGAGAATTATGAGTGAGTTATATTGGATTACAAGGCTTGATGCTATATGCATTGCGCTCGGATTGACTATTTTTATGTTATTGTTGGCCATTGCATTCTTCGCAATGCAATATTATGATTTACGAGAAGATTACATCCGCAATTACACAAAAAAAGACGTAACGAGCGAAATTCAGAACATCGTAAAACGAATCGGTAAGATTGTATTGGTCGTAGTTATCTTAGTAATATTTGAGGTGTTTATTCCAACCACAAAGCAAGCATTGGTCATCTACGGAATAGGAGGTACAATCGACTATATCAAAAGCAATGATACAGCGAACCAGCTACCCGACAAGGTTATTAGTGCGCTGGATAAGTATCTTGATACATTGAACGAGGAGAATGATGAGAAAGATAAATAAGCTGCCGAAGTTAAATTGGAAACGTTTTATCATTGGTATTCCTCTAGGAATATTAGGGTTGGGAATCGCTGCCATTTGTTTCTCGATAGGGATGGAAGTTCAAAGAGATATCGACGGTGGTGAGTACAACCTTACAAACGTTACATCAACATTCCTGGGAACTATGATTGGAATGGCAATAAATGTGATAATTGTTTTATTGATAAATTAGGTGGTATTGCGATTGTCATTTCTAAATGAACTACTAACAACACAATAAATTATGATTAAAGTGATAAGCAATCCCCGAAAGGGGGAACAATTGAAACCTTACGCGAATAACGTATGGATATGGGAACTGCAAAGCGATTTGTCTTATGAACAGACGCTAGATTATTGTCAGGCGAATTTAAAGAAGTGCAAATACGAAAAGAACGAATATTTTCATTTGTATCGGACTTTGGGATGGCCGGATGTCATGAAAGTAAAGAGTGAAGGATACTATTCGCTTGTTAGTTGCGCTGATGGCCGATACGTTTACACAGTTGAGCAAGAATATTTGGATTAGCAAAATGGAAGGTGACAAAAGCAAGGCATTAAAACTAGTGCAGGATTCAACATCTTGCTTAGTATTTGGAGTGTATGATGAATATATGGCCGTTGCCCATTACAACGGAGAAAATATGTACACTTACATAGCAGATATATTCTCGCAGGATAAAGAACTATGTGATTTCTTTCGCGAGGCAATCAGATTTGCCGATGCAGTAAGAAACTATGAGAATGATACAGTAAACCCTCAACTAAACTAGGCCGAGGGTCAGATAATAAAAACTTAAATATTATACCGAAAATGAATTTACCGACAAAAGTTCTGCTACTGGCAGATGATTATAATGAAGCACTGCGCGTTAGATGTCCGCGCGTGGCAGCTAGGTTCGGCAGGCAGATATTGCCGTATATCAAAGCAAAGCATTGCGGAGAATGTGAAGCATATGCCGGTGGCAATTGTCGTCTTTGTCATCAAGAGATGAACCGAGATGACGAATGTTTCTTTAATAAATTCGATTATAGAAGGAGGAAACGATGAAAGACGTCTATACAGTAACTCATGGAGAGGATGAGGAATTTACTTTCGATGGTGTATTCGAGAGCAGGGAAATCGCACGCAAATACATCGACCAGTATGTAAGCGAGTCGATGTGGTATAAAGCGGAGGATTTTAAAATAGAGAGGTGGCCGCTTAACTGTGGGATAGACAGAGATACGTTTACATTCTTCGTGAACATCTACGAGGATGGTCATGCGGCAGCTTCAATGCAAGCTTGCCCCGAACTAGTCGGCACTTTCCGTAAGGTGCTTCCGACAAAGGGAATGAATATCGTATGGCAGTCTGTGGTACGTGCCAAGAATAGACAAGAAGCGGAACGCATTGCCGTAGATATGATTGAGAAGGTCGAACAGTCTGTCGCTTTATATCCATTCATGGAGAAACGATGTGCGTATGTACCTAGCATCAGTACGTATATCTATCCGTGGTACAATGCCGAGACTCACTCAATTATAGTGGATGAAGAACAAGAAATAACAGTTGAAGTATGGGAGAAATAGAAGAAGCTAAAATCTATAAGTTTGTCGAGGAATTAAGAGAATTACTCGGAAAGTATAACGCTACGATTAAGTCGAATGTCGTGGCAAAACAAGACTTTGACATTGCAACCGGAACAGGTACAATGCACATGTATGCAAATCTCGAATTTGAAGCGGATGGAGATGTTGCCGTACTTAGAAGTCCCGACCAGCCTGTTCAGAACGTACAGATTGATAGTAACAATATATGCAACAATGAGACGATTTCATTTCTTGTGTATGACAAATAAAATTCGGTTATCATGTTTAGAATAGGGGACTATGTAAAAATCCATGCGCAAGGTTCTAACTATGACAATCTAGCAGGTAAGGTTGTCGGAAAGACATCTGATTGTGATGCCTACCAAATAGAATTAGAGAAAGGCCCATATCTATGGGTGCATACAGAATACCTTGTGCTTGACAGCGAACACTTGGACGTGGAGTATGAAGCCGGACCAACAGCCGACTATTGGAAAATGCAGTGCGCTCAGCTTGCCGAGCGGCTATATCTCATGGAGAAAGAGAAAGGCTTGGTACCGTCAATAAATGAGTCCATTAAGGAAGCAAGGCATGTCATTGAAGAGATACGGAAGTCAATATAACCATCATCTTGTAAGGAGTGCACTGGCTATTGTGCTAGTTGCGCTCCTTTGTTTTTTCTATCCAGTCCGCTACCGCATCTTTGAGAAGAAACTCTCTCATCGGATATATGCCCTCGCCACAGCCATTATTTAAGTCGATAAAATAGTACGTGTAATCGCACGTAATGTAAGAGTTCGGGAAGTCAGCAAGAGCGAAGAACAACCGCTCATTTCTGATGACCAGCTCACCAAAACTGTCGCGCATCAGAATAAAACCGTTTCTATCCTTGCAAATACCGGTCGGCACAAGGGTTTCTCTGCTCCACCCGTTGTAGTCAATGGCAAACTCGATATCCATAGTAAGGCCACCATACAACTCCATTGCCGACTTACAGCCCTTTAGACTGGTTATCGCAGTCTTTATATCCAGTTCTATGAACGGAAACGTATCAAATATCTCATCAGCCGAATCTTCCGAGACGAAGAAAACGCTGGCATTACCGCACGCGACTGTATATGGTATGCGGTTTGCATCCATGAAATCGAATAGTTCTATCTTATCTCTCGCGGACATTCTGCTTGTAATAATCAACGCTCTCATAATGAATCGCTTGTATTTTGTTTATTACTTCTTTGCTTGGCTTTATGGGCCTCAAAGAGAGGACAGCTATAACAAGATATGGGCAGATAGAAGTGAACTAGATGTTCCTCATCCTTTACCTCATCCTTCTTCATCTGCAAGAGGTCGGCATACTTCATCATGATATCAGCCCTCTCCTTTGATTTAAGAGGCAGGCTCTTGGCCATGCGCAGCAGTTCTCTTGCCACTGCGTCCTTGTCTACAAGGTCATCCGTATCCAGTCCACCAATAATACTGCTCTCATCATCATCTGAATTTTCGTTTGACTGTCGCTTGGTAAACTTCTTGGCCAGTCTGCCTACTGTATCTGCATAGGCAGGGTCCTTGGTTATCGTGCGCAACTTTGCAATATCGTAGTGCTCCGGAGAAGTAGAGTCCTTGTTTATTACGGCACAATACGCATCTCTCTCCGTGAAGCCGATGGCTACGAGGTTAGCCATTACATACACATCCCACTCCAAGCCCTCTCGCTTGGCCGCTTTCAATAATTTATCTGTCGGGTTCATAACATGTCATTATTTGAGTTTCCAAATTCCATATCTCTCTCATCACCATAAATGGGCACACGATAGCATTGGCAGTGCACATGCGGATAGCCGAACTCTGCATCCGATATATCGTGGTAGCCCACCTCTGAATCGCATATCTCGCACGGGTAGTTGCTACCTCGCAGTTGGATGTATCCGATAGCACCGTCGCGGCCCATGTTTACACCGTCATAGTACCACCACGACAAAGATATGCTGCCAACACCTATCCTCTCAATAAGAGTAGATGAAACATTGGAACGGCCTCGGCCATAAGATACACCACGGTTGCGCAGACGTTCGGCTTTGACACCCGGAGTGTTGAACGCTGCAACTATCATCTTGTCGGTCCAGGGAGCCTTGATGTTGCTTACGTATTCATTAAGCGTTTTAAAGGCCGTATAACCTGCGATAAGCCCCGCGGCAATAAAGGCTTCCATTTCCGACTTAAAACGGCTTATATAGTCCTCTAATTGAGCGTAGACGTCTCTAGCTCCGTCTCCAAGCGAGGCAAAGTAAGCAAGTATCATATCTCTGTCATCATCGCTCTCGGCAAGGCTGTTAATCTCGTCGGTAAGCAAATCATATATTGCATCGAGCAGTTCTCGCAGAAGTTCATCGACCTCGGCTTCAAAGTCGGGATTGGATGAAAACTCAAAATCCTTCGGCTGTATCTTGTATTTGTACCCGATGTCGATAATCTTACCCGCATATTCACGCAACAGTTCCATAAGTCCCTTACGAAAGATATTCTCTGCCGATATACGCTGTGCAAGGAAGTCCTGTGCTGCAAGCACATCTGAGTCTTTAGGTATATAGTTCATTACAATGGAAAGCGGAAAAATTAAGTAGTGCGGAAACGTCCGCATCGCTTTTTATCCGGTTAAACTCCGGTTAAATCCGGTTAATTACCCCGACTATCCGCACTACTATCTGTTACTTAACGTTCTCGGTCGAATTTTTCCCAATTGTTCTCACCCTCGTAGTTGCCATTGTTCCATGTCTTGCCACTAAGGTTGGGCCGGCCACCTTTACCGCCGCTTTTACGGCCACGTCCTCCGGTGTTTAGTTCTCCCTTGTAGCCTTTTTTCTTCTGCAATGGAGTATCGTTTGCCTTGTCGGGGTCCACGATATCTTCCAACTGGTCCATAGGAGTAACGACTCCTCCTTCTGTCTGTACCTCGGAGTTGATGAACTGCTGTCCGTAGGATTGCTGCAAGTTGGCGAGAACATCGTCTTGCTGCTCATCTTTCATCTCTTTAAGTATGCGTTCCATCTCGTCATTTGTGGTGTAGACTGACGCTCTCATAGAGGCTGTGCGCTTGGAGATGAACTTATTCTGTACACCGGTTGCAAGGTTTGTAACGAGTTCGCTTACGTTCTGCGGGATGTAAGGCTCAATCCATACGTTGTAGTTGAGTTCTCTGAAATCGAGTTCGCACTCCATTTCCGTACCATATCCGAAGCTGAAAATCTGTACCATCTTGTCAATGAACGGCTGATATTCCTGGGCATCTGTTGTGGCTTTCTCGATGGCCGTATGGAACAGAAGTCGGATTGATGATGACGGTGTATCACCACTCTTTAATTCAATGTTCTTAACCGCATGCGAGAGGTTATATATCATATCCTCCAACTTGTTGAGTTCGGTAGCATATGAGTTGGAAGCGTCCTGTCTGTTAAGGAACCCGGCCTCTCCATCCTCCGGAATAAGAATAGTCTTGACTGCGTTATTCTCATCGCCGATAACCTCAACTCCCTCGCCCTTTAAATACATGATAGGAGTGCCGAAAGCGTGATTGTTTTGCGCAAGTCGTGAAAATGCCATTTCGTAATTGTCTATACTTTCTTGCGAAAGTGACCAACATGCGCCACCGTCATCGCGGAAATAAGCCACAGGAATGAAGCCGAATCCATGAAGTTTTGACTCCACGACTCTGTATCCGGACTGTCCGAACAATCCCTTAATGCTGTTTGCAATCTTGTCGAGAGCCCCCGATGTATCGCGACGCAGACGATAATAATATTTATCATCCCATACTTCAATCCAAGAAGTGACCGATTTACCTTCCTCGTCAAGGTCAGTGTACTCACGCGCAAAGATGCTCAACTCACCTGTTATGTGGTCAAAGTGTGGATAAATCTTGTCACCCTTGGCATATGAGAAAGTCGTCCAGCCAAACTTACCATTGCGCAGATATCCTACGAATGCACCGTCACCGGTTTTTTTGACGGACTTTGCGGCCTCATACCACGCAATCTCCATATTCTTCTTCAACCATCCCAAACGGAACTTCATAAACAGTTCGTTTTTCTTCTCATTCTGTTTGGTGTCGAGAAGTTCAAACTGGATATCATTCGCACAAAGGTGGGTAAGCTGTTTGGTCATTATCACAGCTTGGTAGGCAAAGGCATATCGTGGAACCTGCTCGACATACCAAAGCTTATCTTCCGGATTCTGCCTCCACACGTCCGGATAATACTTGGTGTCATTGATGATATGGCCGTTAGGGTCATACTCTCGCAAGAAGTCCGACTGTGTAATGACCTTATATGACATCCTTTCAGCCTCTCGCAAACTGACAAGTCTGTTAGGGTCTTGCGTATTACCTCCGTTGTGGTAGCCATCGGGGAGCATACGCACAAATGGCTTTTTCAGTAGTAAGTCCTGAATCTGCCGAGAAGTAGTGCTCAAAGTCTCCATAAGCCTTTTGGTTTTGAATTTTTCTTTTTAGTTATATCATATATCTTCTTCATAAAGAGTGACTCAAAGAAGTCGGGAGAGTGGCCGACCAGCTTTTTCATTACGTCCTTAGATACAATTCTGAATCCCTTCCCATCGTTGCCCTCTTCACGTCTAATACATCGTCTTTCCTTCATCAGAATCTGACGAAGCGGCATATTCTCAAATCCCTTACCTGAAAACTTCTTGTCAAGCAATCGTGGATTAATGGAAATCTCGCCCTTCCAAAAGTCCTCTGCCAAAGCCCAAGCGCACTGCGATTTGAGGTTTGCATACACGTTCTTTACACTCACATCGACGGCAGCTTGGTTATTGAACGCACGCGCTTTAGGGAAGAATCCCTTAAACGTCTGTCCGACTCCTTGCAGGTCATACGTAAAATTAGGCTCCAACACCTCCCAATCTTCGAGTTTGGAATGCACTGCCGATATTGTGGTTTTCGGGTCTAGCTTGCAGACGTATATATCCTCGATATGATTGCCTATCCATAGCCACATAACCAAGCTATCACCGCCTGTAAATGCAACGTCACACGACACTCTGCGCATCTTATCGCCCAACATCTGAGGCTGTCTAAAGAATCGCTCCATGTCGTCCATTTTTATCATATCGTCACCCGCGGCCTTGAAGTTCCAGTTACCCTCCAGGTCACGCGCACGCTGTTCCTCGCTCTGTTGCGCAAGGTTGGCCACGTAGTTCGGGTCCGAAGTGATGAGCTTGACGTTTTCCTCGATGTTGCCTTTGATGAATGTAACTGACTTGATGAACATATCAAGTTTATTGAAGCCGAGTTCTTCGTATGCGGGCTTCCATAGTCCGTCGATAATATCCTTGCATTGGTCGTAGACTTCCTGCCTCGTGCTGCCCCAATAGACGCTCGTAACCTCATCTCCATCCATGAAGCAATAGCGAATGACACCGCTTCGTTCCTTGATAGGCAGTCCGTCCTCACCAATCCACCAATCAATAAAAGTTCTGACCCACGAATCGGGGTCGGGGTTGCAGGTCCCGTAGAAGCGGTTCCTTATGCCATATGCGTTACGGTTACAAGTGACGAGGTACTTAAACTTGTTGTATGGTGCGTGCGTTATCTCATCAATACCGATAAAAGCCCATTGTTTACCTTGGAAACGTTTAACGAAGTCCTCGAAAGAATCGGCATAGTAGCTGAACTTTAGGTTGCCTCCACGATAGAAGTTCCACGTCATGTCGGCGGCTGACTTGTTGTAAGTCCCAAACTGTCCGTATAGCAGATATGCGTCCTTGATGAGCGAGGCTAAGTCCTCCTTCTCGTTACGTAGGATAAGGGCGCGATAATTGG